TTTTCAATACGTGGTTTTTTAGTAAAACCAAATTTAGGACTGGTATGAGCGTAATTATAGCCGAAAATTGTACCCTGATTGAATAAAATTACAATTGCCTTAATAAATAGCATAGGAGCTTCATTATGTAACTCTAGAAGCTCTGTAATATTCTTATAAGCCTTAGCTGCTTCTATATCATCAGGATTATCTGCATCTCTAGGATGATATAAAATAGTAGGAATAGTTACTGACAACGCTGCGACAATGGCTTCTCCATGTGGACGATAAATATTTATTAATCTAGGGTCAGTATCATCCATCATAGACCAATCAGGCACACGCCAATCATGTGTAATTGGGTCCATGAAAATATCTAAAATATTATTCCAGTAATATTCCAGACGAGTCCATACACGAAGATATTCCTCTCTTGCGGATTTATCTTCCTCACGAGCGAATTTAAGTAAGTCTTTGAAATGCTTACTTAGAATTTCGTCGTTTTGAGGCATTCTTTAATCCTTTTGCAAATTTGCTACCTTTACTTTCTTTAGCAAACTTGCTTTTAGTATCGTGAGATTCGTGAGATAACATTTTCTGTGCAGTAGATGGCATAATACCTTCAGCGCCACTGTGAGCTGCGGATTCTAGAAAACGAAATTGTTTAGCCGACTTTATTTTCCCCGGCATTTTTATTCCTTCTATAATCTAGCATTGACTGCATCTGAGCCTGTTTTCTCCAATTCATCTTACGTATACTTTTCTGCTCAGTATCATCTATTTCTAATGTATTACTACCAAAAAGATAAGTAAGCAGAAATTTATTCTGTTCTCTTTCATGTTCTAAACTATCTCGCAGAGCGACGCATTCTCGACATTCTGTAGCCGCGACGAGCAACACTGAAAGTTTTATCCATATTAATTTCAGCGTTTTCACAACGGCGATAAAAAGCTGTTTGATCGTTATCTTTAGCGAGTTGAGCAGCAGCCAAACCCACCTTTTGCTGTTTTTCATGTTCATCTTTAGCTTCATCTAGATAATCACGAATAGCATACAAGCCAATACGTAAGCAATCATAAGGATCATCACCATCAAACTCTTTAACATCTTCCTTTTGTTTCTCGTCGTAAACACAAGTGGGTAATGTTTCAACAAGTAACTGTAATGCCTTAGTTGATTCATCATTACCTTCAGAATCTTTATTAAATATCTGTAATCGTGGTAAATTACTTTCAGGTATTTCAGGTTCAAAATAGCTTAAATACTTTTTATATTCCTCATCACCATGCATTCTCCAGATTTTTCTAGCAAGTTCCTCATCGAAATCGCCTATAATCTGTTTAATGGGTGGTAATGGACGCCATCTAAGATATTCATGAACTAATTGCTTACCTGCTACTCGATTAGTTTCGCCTCTAGTTAAAGCGCACTTAAATCCAGACTCAGATAATGATTCTGCAACTTGTTCATAAATAGTCTGATCTTGACCCCTATCCTGTATTGCGGAATGGCATATACGAACATCGCGAACATTATCTATTTCTCCTGCACTTAATAGTGCTAACTCTCTAGTCCAATTACGAATTTTCGTTTTCTTTGCAGCATAGGCACGGTATACGAATACCCTACCTTCTGGCGAAATTGCAAACCATATAATATAACACCACGCTGCGAATCCCCAGTCAATGCCAATAATTTTAGGCCACCACGTTGGCACTCTAAATGGCTCAATGACATGACGCGCATTTGCTGGCTCATCTGGTAAAGGCTCTAATCTAAATTCTTCAAATACCATCCCTTCAAACGTGTACCAATCTCCTAATATCATGGCACGACGTTCAGCTTCAGATGATATTCCTTTTAACTTTTCATAATACTTAGGATTAGCAATTAAGAGATGCGGATTATCTTCTGCTGTTGCAGGAATAAATAGTTTTAATGTTCCTGTTTTGGAATCTCTTAATATCTTTCCACCAGTTTTACATGGATCAATAAATCTTTTACGAAAATATAAATGACCTACGTTACCGGGGTTACTACCCCATCTACTCATTGCAGGATAAGGATAACCCGGTGGAACACGTCCTCGTCTAATAGTTAAGTATTCATATTGAAAAGGAGTAAATGATGTTGCTTCATCCCAGCGTATTAATGTAGCCTGTAAAGTATCGTATTTCTTTACATCTTTCTCGTGTTCCAAGTGTCCAAAGATATCAAGCCCGCCGTTTGGGAATTGCCATCTTCGTTTACCTTCATTATATACAGCACCCGTTGATGGGAAATATTCCCTGCTTCTAGGAATAATCTCTCCCTCAAGCTCAGGGAAAGTTCTACGTAGGAATAATCCTTTGTATTTAGGTTGCTCATATAACCCCCATACTAGGGGTAAAATCATTAATACGTCAGACTTACCAGAACCAAGTGAACCACCGTAACCAGCTTCGTCAACCTCAAAAGGTACGCTTAGAAACTTTTCCTGTTTTTTAGTAGGCTTCCACTCTTTTTTAAGAGCATCATCTACTGCAGTTTCAAACTGCGATGTAACACTGATAGACATTACTTAATGTGAATGTTTACTGGTGTCCCAGGAGTTACGACGAATACGAAAGCGAAAGGGCTAGATAAAGTTCCTTCACCAGCAATATTCGATGCACTTAACTTTAATGTATGATTACCCGGAGTAAATGCAGGAAATGGAGCTTCACATTGAAAAGGTGATGCAGTTCCTGAACAAGTAACTCCATTTAATACTGCTCCGGTAACAGCGTTATCAGGATAATATTTATAGGTATATCCCTGCGCACTAACTAAATCAGGAGCTGCCATATCAAATGCTAATTTACTACTAGGAATAGCTTGCGCATCTAATAAAATAGGAAATGCTAATAATGCTAAAGCTCCAATTACTTTTTTCATTTGTCTTCCATCCTTTTTCTTATAAATGTTTCAACATCAGCAATTCTTAACATGTTACGTTCCTGATTTTCTATTAGGGTAATTAACTTTGCATTAGATGCGGTATTTTCCTTAACTACACTCATGAGTGAATCAGTTGCAGCCTTCCATAATTCAGTATATTGTCTTACATCTTTACGATAATACATGAACATGAAACCAGCTAATACCCCACCAACACCTAAAGTAGCTAACCATTTAACAAACTCTGTTGTTGATGTGGTATCCATTATGTAGGCTCCACCCATTTGGTTAAGTCAAATTCCTCAGGACTCATAGTCCAAGTTGGATTAGCCACATCTTTTTCTGGACCATCCTGAGAATTAGGACATGAAATCAAACAATCACAACCTTTTCCTAATTTTCTACTAACTATCCAATCTACTGAACATTTAGTACCATTAGATAACGTTCCATGATTTCCTGATTTCTTTTCTAGCAAACCAAATTCATATTGAGCAGGTGCATGTTTTGCTACTTCATTAACTACCTTGACACACTCATCACAAGTAATTTTTTCAGGATATTTAGCCCTAACTTCTTTAACTAATGGTAATAAGTCAGGCCATTCTAAAGACTCACTACCATTATCAAAATTTAGTATATAATCTCTTAAATAAGGTTCTAGTACTACAGCTGCTCTAGATTGATGTAACTTGTTGTCCAAAACTTGTTTTTCAGACATTCCAGCAGGACGCCAATAATCAAAACGATTAGGACGGCCAGCAGGAATAGCATACTGAAAGCGTCTAGCCCATAACCAAAGATTTTCATTAGATGAGATCGCATTGCCTCTCCTATCAGAGAATGGCATGTGGCCTACGAAATTAAAGTTTCGAATCCACTTCTCATAAAGTGGCATACATGCGATAATATTATCAATACTTTGTGAACCATTGAAGTCATCAAATCGTGAGGTTAACACTATTGGAAGTTTATAACCTTGAACACGATTTATAATATCAGTGATGCGAACTTCAAAATGACTTAATGATTCATTTGGAAAGCAATATGCTTGAATAGCAGGCCAAACTCTATCACTACTGAAAGGATTAGTTGTAGGCCAGCCATCTCCATCAAGATAAGCAATAATAGGCTTTTCAGGATAAGCTGATGCGATTCTAATACGTTCAAGTAATTCTTGAATAGTTCCAGAACCTTCCCAGTACGCTACCGTTAAATTCTGATCAACATCGTTGACATTAGTATTAACAGCGGTTATTAATGGTAGCGTACCAGGATTATGAGACTTATCACTGGTTCTTAACCAGATTGCATTACCTACATGTTTATCTAATGGGGTATCTCCATATTGATCTGAATGAGAGAAAAATGGTGCTTGCCAAATTGGTTTTTCAAATGCGGGAATCATAATATCATTTACTATAGGTGATACAGTAGGAGTTAATTTTACTCGTGAACTTTCAATATCAACAATACGAGTTAATTGTAACTCTGGTAATTCATCTTCTCTAGTAGCCCATGCTACCATAACACTATGAGTACTAAATTGTGCTGCGTGTGGCCTGAATACTTCTGAATTTTCAGGCGCGAGTAAATAACCGTATTCATCACCTATTGGATGAAATAGTAATCTACCACCTTCAGCTTGATATAAATACCAATATTCATTATTAACCTTAATAACTCGTAATGAATAATAATTTCGTGTTAATGGCTGTTTCAAATCAAATGTTAAATTGATTCCGGTCATCAACCCATTATTGCCACGAAATACAACTTGTCGCTTATCTAATAGATTAACCTCAGTTATTTCATTAGCTGAGAGTAATTGTCGCGAATCATCAGGAAATTGTACGTACCAGGGTCCAGTACTTTGATAATCTTCCTTAAAAGCAAATGAGCCATCAAGAGTAATTAATGATGGCATCCATGCTTTACGTAAATGCAATCCTTTAGATGTTGTTATTCCTAGAGCTTCTTCAGGACCAGGACCACTAAACCACCTTGCCCAAAAATTATTGCCAGCAGTTAATTCAGTGAGACCATAGTCAGCAACTTTAGTACGAATACCTGTGCGTACATTATGTGATCCGAGTTTGGCTACCCCATCATGATAATCTTGAAACAGTAATTCATCATCATTCAGAAACTTTACTGCACCTGCACTACTTTGCAGAATATTTTTTATGAATGATACAATTGGGCCTTTTTCTCCGCCGGCCCATTCACCTTTACTGTTTACTATCATTTTCCTGTTTTTCCTTCAATATCTTATCTACAACTTTTTCAGTAGCTTTAACTATTCCTAATCGTCTTTCATATTCTGCTATTCGTTCGTCTCTTTCCTCAATTTGTCTTTGTAGTTCACAAATTTGAAGAGCTTGATTACCTATAGTATCTCGAACTATGTTATCAAGAGTTCTTGACATTCATTTTCTCCGCATTCACTCTACGTAGTTCTTTGAAATCATCTATTACTTTTTGGGTCCATACTTTACTAGTTATATCTTTAATTAACTGTGTTTCAGTGCTTGTATCATCAGCAGGTTCTAATACACGTCGATGCGGAATTCGTGCTATTACATTACCATCTTCTTTAATGATTTTATCTTCAGTAATGAATACCATTCCATTAGATTCTATTTCTACCCTAGCTAATACTGATTCTTTGGTAATCATACGAAATAAACCATCGAAAATGTGAATGAAGCAGTATCGCTAACATTTGTTTCATTCAAAGTCTGTCTACCAGTAGTTGTTTGACCAAAAAGATAAAGTACTCCGGCATTATCACAAACTACATAACCACCAGCAACTAATGTAGAAAATCCACCAATACAATCTACAATACCACTCGCACCGCTTGCGCCAGCATTAAAAGGCATACCAGTAATAGTTGGTGCGCCTGTACCAGTTCCATTATTAGTTAATGTAATTGAACATTCAATACAGACTAACCTACCAACCTTAGTATACCTACCAGTTTGTAAACTATAAGTTACGTTAGTATTGGACCCACCAAATCGCATTACTGGAGTCCATGTACCCTCTTCATAATCATCTAATGTATTGGCACCTGCTGACGCGTTTTGTGTTGCGGGAAATATAATCTGTCCAGCAGTACTAGAACTAATATCAAGTGGAAATGAGAATTGATTAGCCTGCATCGTGCTGGAAAATATACTTCCAGCCGCGGTTGTAGGTGATACAAGAAATGTATTAGTTTGTGCTACTACGCGACACAGGTTAGGAGTAGCTTCTGATTCAATTTGTAATAATGAAATATCAGAGAATGTATGAGTCGCTCCACCAATCCAACCTTGACAATTTAATGTGACGCGGCTCTGTTGATTTGTATTATAAGCAGATGCGGTTGTATCAGGCTTGATACTATTTTCTAATACAATAAAATGTCGAGTGGAAATTGGACTCTGAGAATAGACACCATAAATATCGCCACTTTGTGAAGGTATTAATGATGCATGTCTCTTATATTTTAATGCACCTGATGCGGTAAATACAGATTCAGTACCATCACCCAGTGTAATATCTGGTCCAGTAACTACAATACCTACAGCAGTTAAGATACCTGAACTATCTAATGATAACTTTGTAGTAGTATTATGACCAATCCTTACGCCATTTGTTGCATCAATTTTAACCCACGCTCCTGCAGGATCTCCAAAAGCAGCACCAATAATATCAGTAGCGTAGCTATAATAAGTGTTAAGATTACCGATGACGCCACGATAATTCTCAGTATTGAAAGCAGAGCCTTGTAAAGTAAATACAATGCGTGGTTTACCATTACTTGCCAACAAATCTATACGGCCATCACCTGTAGTTCCTAATACCTGATATGGTGTACCACTAGGCCATGTAGGATCAGGAGCATGAGCCGCAGCTAAATCACGCGTAACATTATAAATTGTACCACTAACTAATGTAAGTACTTTAATGTATTCAGTTTTTACGGTTCCACTATTATCTTTAGCTCTTACAATAACCCAATCATTCACGGTCATTGCTTGGCCGAAATCAATAGTAGTATCTGCTGCATTAACTATAGTTGCGAATTCACCTGCTGCTTTACTAACAGTAGTGAATCCACCAAATATAGTTTGAGTATTTAAGCTGAATACTGTGGAGAATAGCTGCGAGATGTACGCATTACGCCATAATGCGCTTGTAGAACCTAAATCGTATGTATTGCTTGCAGAAGGTAGGAAATGTCCGGTGAGATTTAATCCGCCAACTATTGTAGGCGTTGCAGTCCAGTTACCTGCTCCAGATGGCAATTGTGCATATGTTAGGAGTCCCGATAAATCAGATAATGCTGCACCTGCTTTATTTACTTTTGCCCATGGAATAGCATTGTTATTGAATATAGGATCTACTGAAAAAGTCTTTACCCCTGAAAACGATTCGGCAGCATCTAGTACTGATAATCGTTTAGTGGATAATTGAGCCGATGTATTTAGTACTGTTACCGGCATTTACTTCTGGCGTTTAATACCTAACCATGTATCTGTTGATGCATTAGAATGATGATAGGGAACTCCATAAAATGGATAATAACGTTCCCCTGTATTACGCATGAATTCAAGTTGCTTAGGATGCGGTTTCCAATTAATAAATGATGGCCGTTTAATAAACGGAATAGAGATTAATGACACGAACAATTGCCTGCGTGTGATATCCATATTTACTCAGTTACATCAATAATTTCAAAGTCTGATACCGACTTAATTTTTGGTGAATAAACGTGAAGATGAACTTGTGGTTTATCCTTATCTGAATCATGCTTAGGAGATAACTTATCTACAATTCCTGCCATATCTTTAGCAATTCCAGATAACTCAGTAACCTTTTCAACTCCATCAAGTTTATCACTAGTAATACGATTTAATGCCGCGATTAATTTCCTCTCAGCTTTTTGTGCTACACGTTCTCGTGCATTAACTCTGTTATTCTTATCATAACTAGCTGTACTAGTTGCTCCATGTTTCCATGCACTTACTGATGACGGAGAGATACCAAACGTTCTAGCTGTACTATTATTATCACCAGAGATTATTGCTTCCTCAGCTACAACTTCACGTAATGGCTGCGGTACATTAGTATTGTCCTCACCTCTACCACGTTCTATAATTACTCTCGAAATTTGAGGCTGAACAATATCATCTTTCTCTAACCGTTCTAATTCTTTTGTCCACTCATCTTCATCTACAATCATCATTGGCATGATATGTTACTCTATAATTAGATTAATGCGAATACATACAAAAAAAGATACACCCCGAAAATTCCGAGTTCAGAGCCTCTCAGGTTTTAGTAGTGATTCAGCCTAACATAGCCCGTCCTGAAAGTCAACTCAAAACTTCAGGGTTTTATAAATAAGATGGGAATTATGAGACTCTATTTTATATACAGAGTTTAGATTACATAGTTGAGAGTGTTCAACGCCATGCAAATTCTACACTCTGTAGGAGTCCCATCAAACTGGTATATGGGGAGTAGGGAATTAAAGGGTATTGCTATTGACGTTAGAGCTGTGATATGCTCTAGCAGTGAGGTGAGATTATGAAAGCAAAGCTACTACGCTGCAACGTGTGTGATAGTTGGAACGGTGCTTATCGCAATCACTGTCAGTATTGTGGCGCGACTCGCACCGTTCATATCGGTAAACGTTTTATCAATTTGGATTACGCTAAACTCACTCAGGGTAAAAGCGTACAGATTGTTCGCGGCATTCCTGCGGATTACGCTCTCCGTCGTCTGACTGCACAGTAAGTTAAAAAAGTTAGAGCCGAATAAGTTATTAGCTTATCCGGCTCTTTCTTTATCCGCTAACGCAGTGCTTTTACTGAGGCACCGCACCTGACGCAATCAATGCATCAATCTGCTGTTCCGCAATGTCACGCGCAACGCCAAACGTAGTAACGAGATTCTTGATAAGCATCTCGCGCTTGTATTCTGGCGTGCTAGTGTCGGGACGATATGGCTCAGTAACCTTCTGATATTCCTTTGCCTTTGAACTGGCCTTTTCATTGCTATTCACAAGTTCAAGCAATGCTTTCTCAGTCCAATCAACACTCTGCTTTACCTCTTCCCACGATGCGAATACGCGATACTCATAAGGGAAATCCTTATTGACCTTCACGCCGTTCACTTCGCCAACGTTGAATTTACCAGTTTCGGTTTTCATAAACTCTCCAATCAAGATACAACCAGTATACCATAAGTCACATTGTTTGTCAATGCTATAATGTGACCGCGGCCACGTCTGGTGTCTGCTGACCGCTTGTAATTCCGACTCACAAAACCAGTATACCATAGGTCGCCTGAAAGGTCAAGCAAAATCGTTCAGGCTCTCATAATTTTTCCTCAGGACGTTCCTGCTATCTTCCTGCTACGTTCCCGGCACGATTACTGACTCTTCCCTAGGTCCGAAATCGCCTTAAGTCAAGGTCAGTCAGTCACTTACCAGTTTGGTACACTTACTCCCTTAGGCACCCGGCACCCTATCCTAGCCGTGTATCATTTACATAGTTGTGTGGGGAGTGTATTTTCTTTATTATTTTTTTTTTTTTTATTTT